GGCGAGATTGTTTTTTTAGATTTGCAAATGTCATAAATTTGACTCGTAGTATTCGTCGTATTGAATAGATTGGTGGATTAACACCTTGCATACGCAAGTATAGTATAAACTACTATTTATATCTTGTCAAGCATCGCTTTAGCAATAATTTGATGTCCAAGTTTATTTGGATGACCCATCTTACATTTCGTATTTTTATCTGTTGTCAATACAAAATCAAACTTTAGTTTTGACCACGTATTAATACTGCATATAATAAGAGGCACACCTTTATTTGCACAATAACTTTTGATAGTCTCGTAGTGTATTTTTTCCTTCACATCAAAGAATTTTTTGTTTGTAATATTCATGTACCAATACTTCCAAAAATCACTGTGATCGCTAAACTTCTCACCAAGTTTTCTGATGTCTCCATCTAATCCATGCAACCACCTGCTGTAGTTGTTTGATGGATTGACTCTTCTCCAACACTTATCATAGTACTCCCCCTTCCTTATCATATAGTACTCAGTTCTGACTGGAAATGTCATCTGTATGACTGCCAAGTCATACTCCTCTATATGATTTTCAACTAACAGATTTCTGACTATTCTATCATTTGACCCACCCTTTATCGCTAGGTTAGTTTCTTCTGCTCCCAACTCATCACATATCAACTTAGAATATCTCTCCTCTTCTTGATTCTCCAACTCTTCTCCCTTTGTCCATGAGCATCCATCAAAATAAATTTTCATAATGATAGACCATCTATGTAATTCAATATCATTTGAGCATGTATAGCATGACCCTCCTCGTTAGGGTGATTATTACTTGCTCTTGGCACACGATTGTCAGGATCATTAAAGTATAAATCATATTTTGTTTTACATGATTGAAAACGTTTTTTCTTTTTCATCGTACCTAAGATAAGCGGTACATTATTGCACTTACAATATGATTTTATTGCAGTTGCATGCATTTCTTCATATGCAAGACCATATTCATCTTCGTAAATGTATTTGTAGTAATCCAACCATGCTTTCTTAGTGAGATCAATCGCCTCTGGTTTATCAAAAACCATAATTTTCTCACGAGGTGTGACAAGAGAAGTTCTTCCTCCAAAATTTGCATTTGCTTCAAACTTTTTTTTATACCTATCATAGTATTCATTTCTGTCAGGATACACCATTTGTATGATAACAAGATCAAACTCTTTTATATTTTTATGATCTACCAATAAGTGTCTCTCCATCATGGCATTACTACCACCAGGTTGTGAGATATTATATTCTTCTGCTCCTAATTTATTGCATACTATTTTACTAAAACGTGATTCATCTCTATTCAATAGTTCAGAACCATAACACCAAGATCCACCATCAAAGTATATTTTCATTTACATCTTACCAAGTATGGTCTTCGCAATAATCTGATGACCTATTTTATTTGGATGAGTGCCCTTTGCTCTGTGTATTTTCTTGAACTTCATAAGGTAATCAAAGTTTAATTTAGACCACTCATTTATAGAACAAAGAATCAAAGGCACATCTTTACTTGCACAATAACTCTTGATAGTCTCGTAGTGTATTTTCTCCTTGACATGAAAGTAATTCATATTGCATATCTTTGTATAGTAGTAAGTCCAGAAGTCTCTATGATGACTGAACTTGGTAGAGAATCTGTCTATACTTCCTCGTAGTAGTCTTCGTAGAGAATCTAAGGCAAAAGTATTTGATGCATCAATATACTCAAAGAAAAGACACATTACCTCTTCACTTATATTACCTGCTAAGTGTTCCTTGACAAGAGGTTTGTGACCAGATGGATTAATTCTTCTCCACTTACTATCCCAGTATTCAGTTCTTGTAGGAAAAGTCATCTGTATCACCGCATAGTCATACTCCTCTATGTTGTTCTCTACTAATAAATTTCTAATGATTCTATCGTTTGACCCACCACTTAGTGAAAGGTTTGTTTCCTCGGCACCTAACTCATCGCATATTATTTTTGAGAATCTTTCTTCCTCAGGATTATCTAATTCATCCCCCCTTGTGTATGAGCATCCATCAAAGTATATTTTCATCAGACTCTTCACATTTTGATTTGTATGCCCACTCAGTAGTGTGTCCTACAGACCACTTGTCTGAGTTCTCTACCATATAATTTTGTGAACAAACTTCAAAGTCTGGTTGTTGTACATTGTCAGAGATGAGACTTTGATCCTTCCATATAATTCTATTGTTGGGTTGCAAAGCAAACTGTCCATTATCTAATGCGATACAATTAAATGACTTATGCTCTGGATCATCCTGACTGTAGTTTGTATTGAGTGTAGATGATTCTGAGTGACAATTGTCAATCGTGAAACAATACTGTCCCTTGTGCATCTGTTTATCCTTACCAAAGAACTCACACCTATTGAGTAATGGTTTCTCTATGACAGTCAAGTTGTAGTCAAAACAATCCCATATCTGTAGTGTGTCGAGTGGTAGTAGTTTGTCTGGGTCGTAGTCTGTCTTCCATACAAAAGCACTGATAGGTAACTTGTCAAACAGAGCACCATAATCATACAACAGGGTCTCAAAATACAGTGCTTTATGTTGAACACTTTTTACTGAGATCCATGTGCCAGGTGTTGTCTCACCATGACCCTTTTGATGATCGTATAGAAATTCTTTCCTTACATGTACAGAGAAAGGAGGGAGATTGTGTACAAGAAATGCCATTATGTAAGATTTTTTTGAACTTGTTCAAGAGTTTGTTTCATGTTGGTGAAAATAGTTCCCATGTCTGCATCACCAAAACCTAATTCTTTTGCATGGGAAACGATATAATCTTTCATCTTCTTTGCTTCTTTATCCTCTGATAAAGTAAGTCTTGTCCACATAATCTGTTGACGTTCAAGTAATTCTTTGACGGTATCAATATGATCAGACTTTGCCTCATTACTCATCATGGGAAACTTGAGTATGACATCATACAATTCTTTCTGAAGAGATGTAATCTCATTCATCTCAGATTTTACCTGATCTGAATCAAAAAACTTACTCATGACTCCCCTCTCATTTTATTCATAAGATACTGTCTGTACTTGTCTTTGTCAATATTTAGAAACGGTATGTACTTCCTTATCTTCATACCAACAACTTTCCACACGGGGTCTTTCAATTGCCTATCGTAGTCTTTACAATACCCAAAAAGTTTTTCGTAGACACACATCTCCTCTGCACTTATATTACCTGCTAGATGTTCTTTAAGAATAGGGGGATGACCTTTTGATGCATCAAAAAATTCATCGTATGTATATTGATCCAACAACTCTTCTGACTTTTGTTTGAAATGATAGAACAAACTTTCATTTCTTCTTTGCCACTCTTTGTAGACAGTCTCACCAGACCTTATAATATTACCTATCCATAATCCTTGTGGATTATCTGTGTCTACAAAATTTGCAAGGAAAAAATTCTTGATCTCAGGATCTTTATATTTCCTTGACATTTTTTCAAAGAAGTATCTATCTTTTCTTTTATAAAAAGAATCTATTTTTGCTCTTGACTTACCTCCATATTTTTGGTAGTCATACTTCTCTTTGGTGAAGTGATTTTTGTACGCAAGGTACTCTTTGTAAGTGTCAAATGGTGTCAATGTAGGCAATGGATTGCTCCTCAGATGGTAAGAAACTTCGCTCTTGAAGTTCTCTTCAAATAATTAAGATTCATAGCGTTACCTTTGAGTTTTTCTTTCATAGGTTTTGTTATGAGTTTGGATACAGATTCAATCTCTATACTATTCTCTTCACAGTAGTGACAGATTGCCTCTATGTAATTCATATCAAGGTTGTTCTGAACGAGGTTCTCTATGTCATTGGTGAATTTATCTTGACATAAGAATTTGTTCTTTAGAACTGCTCTCATTTCAGTTTTAGTTTTGGTTGCCATTTAGTTTGTCCTCAACAAATTTTTCGATGTACTTGACTAATAGTTTCATATACTTCATCTTATCATACTCTTCGTAAACAGTCACCTCTCCATTCTCACAAGTCATGAGAATGACAAGTTTCTTTACAGGTATGTTTGTTATCTCGTAGAACATACAAGCATATGCTGCTGCTTGTACAAAATAATTCTCTATCCACTCTCTTGGTTTAGGTTTCGCAGCAGTTTTAAAATCAATAATTGACAGCTCACCATTGTACTCTGCTATACAATCAACAGTTCCAGCAACACCTAACTCGTTACTGTATAAACTTTTTTCTAAAGCGTAAATATTATTTATATTTTGTAACACTTTTTTAGACTGAAGAAATAATATCTTACTGCTAGGATTATCTAAAACAACTTCCTCATTGAGTAGATGTTTTTCTATCAGTTCGTGTGTTGCAGTGCCTCTAGTAGTGGCACGTTTTGTTATTCTATTTGCCTCTGCATCACCAACTCTCTTTCTCCACTCAACAAATATGTGTTTGTTGAAGTGTGAAGTGACCGAGGTGATGGACACCATCGGTCTGTCATTTACATTGTAGTATCGAACTCCATCAATACTCTTCCTACTGAGGGTAGGAAGATCACATTCTACATGATTGAACATTACATACCTAGTTCTATTTTTGAGGTGATGTAACTCTTGACTAGACCAGACCTAACAATATCGTCAAGACCAAATTCAATTAGATCGAACTCAGGCATGCGAGTAATGATTCTTTGAAAATCAAGGATACCATTCTTCTCGTTTGTTCTTATCAAATCAGTTTGTGCAACGTCACCACAGAACATTATCTTGGTGTCTTCACCTACTCTTGTTATTATACTATCTAACTCATGAAAATTCAAGTTTTGTGA